AAGTACTACATCATCCCCGAAAACGACAGCGACTTTCGCGGAATGGCTTACATCGAAAAAACCCTGGGAAAATTTGCCGCTAAACAAACTCGCTTCGGCATAGAAGACGGCACCAAGTACCAGGTATACCGAACCAAAGCCGCGTTCCAGGAAGGCTTTGACTTTACCTACTATGAGCTGCGCGACGGCAAGCTCAAAAAATCCAACGCTCAACCCGTCGCATTTCTAAACCGATTACTCCTTGGAGGCTAATCATGCGCTACATAACCTACAAACATGACCTCGAGCTGGTCAAAAAAGCAATCGCGTCACTGCACGTCGATCTTAAAGACAACCAGGTACATGAAATTGCGGATCTTTTGCAATACGTGCCAACAGAAATCCTTCAAAACTACATCATCGCTGATGATCTCAGAGAATTCTGGGAGGACAAACGACCATGAACATCGAAACACACAAAACGATTGTAGTGTCCGCAGTGATGGAAACAGATCTCGTCACATACATAAATGTGCCTATTGAAGTAACCGACGATCAGCTGTGGGAGTTCATCCGAGACGGCAACATTTGTGGTGGCCAACTAATCGAACAAGAAGACTTCGGCCACGGCGACTGGCGTTGGCAAGAACCTTATGAAACCTCATTCAACGAAGACGCCGAAGACTACTCGTCTGAATTCAAATAATGGAGCCCGTGTACCGGTACACCATCACCGACAGGGCCACTGCGTTACTCAACGGCGGCTTCCGTGAAGTTGAAGTCGTCTCCAACTTAGCTGTCGAGTTCACCTTCGACGAATTCCAACTCGAAGACTTACCCAAGCTAGTAAGTCTTATCAACCAGAAAAGGATCAAAGCCAATGACAAGCAAGGAAGCTCGTAACATCAGAGCACAGCTGTACGTGTCATCGCAGCTAATCGAAAACCTACGGGATGACTACCCTGAGTCCGTCAGCATCAATCTAGCTGCTGACAAAATCGACGACGTTAGAACCCTAACAAACATGTTTCTAGACGGACTGATCTACGAGGATCAAATAGTGAGGATCGAACCATGAACCCCGAACCGCGCACCATTAAGAACGAAGCAGACGTGCTAATCACGCTGCTTTCTTATCTACACCTTCACTACCTCAAGGTCAGCGAAACCGACGAACCGCATGTCGCAATACCTGTTGACCCTGTGGAACTAACCCAATGCGTCGCTGTACTAGCACGCGCCCAAACCATGCGAGGTATCCAGCCATGAGCAACGGAGACATTGTCGTAAATCTTCTGTTATCACCGCTCGAACTTAACTTCTTACAGGTCGCAGTTGACGACCTCATCGAAGCGCAACGCAGCGTAATTTATGACTGTACTAACTCATATGACCCTGAACTCGTCGAGTCAGCTAAAGACTCAATTGAACGATTACGCGATGGCCTCAGCCTCAAGCAGACACTGGAGATATTTAACCCATGAAAGTCACTCTCTACGCTTCAGACATTGAAGAAGCTATCGAAAAGTACATTGCCCAACAGCTTGGAGCAAACAATGAGCGCTTCAACGCAACCGAAATTTACTTTGAGTACCAGACTCTTAGCTATAACAAAGAGACTGACAAATGGACAACGTCTGAACCTGAGAGTTATGTGTTCAACGATTGTTGCGAACTAACCGTTTACATCGAGGAGGTAGAAAAATGAGCCGCATGCCATGCAGCATCACCGACGACCCATACAACGACTACTCTGACTACATCGAACAGAAGGGTGTCTACAAACCTTACGAAAAGCCTGACGAAGACGCTGCTTACGAAGAAGAGCGCCAGAAGGAGATCGATGAGCAAGCCCAATCTGACTGATGAGCAAATCATAGATTTGTTCGACACACACCCAAACCTATTTCTCAGTGAAATAGCTCAAATCACCGGCAAAACGGTGCCTGAACTCAAGAAAATTCTTTTAGGGAGTAACAAATGGAACTAGTACAACTTAACCAATTCACCGGCTCTGCTAGCTTTACCCGCTGGAGTCCCTTCTCTAGAAGCGTACTTACCGAAGGTACGGTGTATGTAGCAGAAGAAGCTGGTGCCTACTGGCTGTTCGATGCAATCCAGTCTCACCTGGATGAAAACAAAGCAGACTTCGCCGAGTCAACGCTTGAAGTCAATGCTGACGACAGTGCTGTGTTGACGATTACTGACGGAGACGACGGCAAGATTGCAATCCAACACATCTCGTTCACCGATTTCCCTCAACAAAAAATCAAAATCTGGTCTGCTCGTAATGAGTTAGGTGCCCACACTCACATGCTGCCATCGGAGTATTAATCATGACTGACACAATCCATTTACTACAGCCTGTTGGGCTTGTTCATACACCCAAAGATTTAGATGAGCTCCAAGATTACATCAGCAAGTTTAATGGTGGAGAAGCTATGGCTGCCTTCACTTGTGCCTGGATGGCCTGGAACTTAGCCTGCAAACTTACCAACCCAGAAGGGAGGTCCGCTAACGATGAATGAGTTAATTAAAGAAGAATTCGTGCATTACACCGAGCGATTTCTTAATGTAATAGCCGCACAAGCACTAATAGAGCACGACACTAACCTCGAATCGCGAGTCGATGACCTCGAATCACAAGCCTCGGACCACGAAGATCGCATCGATATGCTTGATGGTTACACTCAAGAATTCCAAGAATATGAAGATCGCATACTCGCACTCGAAACAAAACTCAGCCAACTAGACGACATCAGCAACATACTTGACAGAAAAATCCAACAGCTATTGCGAATGGGCCGCATCAAGTTATACCTGGCTGAAGCTGCACCGATCGAGTAATACTTGAACTAATATATTAGAATTAGTACTATTTCGCTGACACTAGGAGAGTACAATGACTATAAATAAAGCGACACCCCAAGATTGGGACCGAGTACGAATAAAACCAAACCCTGACTATGTCGATCCTTACGACATGCCCCCAAACGATCCAGTTAACAGCCCAAGCCACTACAACTCTGGCGATATTGAATGCATCGATGCTATACAAGCGTCCATGTCTGTTGAAGCATTCAAAGGCTACCTCAAAGGCAACGTAGAAAAATACGTCTGGCGTATGTCATACAAAGGCAGACCTGTCGAAGACCTACGCAAAGCCCGATTTTATCTCGATCGATTGATCGGTATTGAAGTCAAAAACCCCACCCCTAAACCGTAATGAGTACGCACTTCACTGATGTAGACGCAGCAGTTGAAGAAGGGCATTTCATACAACACAAGCTAAATAAAGCGGCTTATTTTGTCTGCGATGCCGACCGCAACTTATACGTAATCACTGAAGATCAGTACCGTCAAAAGCGATGGGCTGATTATTCAGTCTTAGAGATATTTCATCCAGGAGGATGTTATGGAGACGGAGGAGTACTTCGAGAAATTAGCTGATCTTAAAAACGATCAAATCCACCCCGAGTTCCACACCTTTACTACTGTGTGGATGAAGTCCCGCATGCCTGAACGATACGCTGAGTTGATGTCACAGTATCGTGTAATCGAGGGCGAAATTTATGCGCAGTACCAATGTGACGACGCCGCTTCACCGGAGATACCGTTTTAATGCTTGTAACCCTCGATTTTGAGACTTATTTCGACACCAAAGTCTCTCTTACCAAACTTACGACAATGGACTACGTCCGCCACGAGAAATTCAAAGTGTGGGGCGTAGGCATAAAAATTAATGACGAACCCACGGAATGGTACGGCGAGGACGAGGCAGAAGTTGCCATCAGCGAGATTGATTGGAGACAAGCAACAGTCATCTGCCACAACACACCATTCGATGGTTATATTTTAACCAGGTACTACCGCGTCACCCCAAAATACTACATTGACACCGCAGCAATGAGCCGTGGCTTATTTCCTGGTCAATCAGCCCGTCTCAAAGACTGTGCAATCCGTTGTTTTCCAGACGACGAGACTATGCGCAAAGGTGACGAGCTTATCGATGCTAAAGGTATCTACGACCTAGACCCAGAAACTGAAGAAGCACTTGCTGGTTACTGTATCCAGGACGTAGATCTCACCTGGGCACTGTATCAGCAGATGCGTCCACAGATGCCTGACTCTGAAATGGACATCATCGACTTAACATGTCGTATGTTCTGCGAGCCAAAGCTGACCGTGGACCTCGAATCGCTCACCGCATTTCGTGATTCACAAATCGCAGCTAGTGAAAAAGCGATTAAAGATGCTGGTATTGATCGGAAAATCCTCAGTTCTAATCAGCAGTTTGCTGAGTACATCAAGAATGACCTGGGCCTCGTGCCGCCAATCAAACGTAGCCCGACTACAGGTAAAGACATTCCTGCCCTGGGAAAAAGCGACAAGGCATTTACCCAGATGCAGAAGATGTACCCAGAACACCAGCAGATATGGGACGCACGTAAAGCAGTCAAGAGTCGCATCAACGAAACCAGGGCTCAGCGTTTCATTGATGCTGCTCATGACGACGGCACCATCTCTGTCCCGCTGCGGTACTACGCAGCACACACCGGACGGTTTGGTGGCACAGAAAAAATTAACATGCAAAACATGCCGCGCAACTCACCACTACGCAAAGCGCTATTTGCTCCGAAAGGTAAGCTCGTATTCGTAGCTGACCTGTCAAACATTGAGGCACGCATGCTTGCCTGGCTTGCAGATGAAAATGACTTGCTCGAGCAGTTCCGCGCAGGTGACGACATCTATAGCAACCTGGCAACAAAGATCTATGGCAGACCTATTAACAAGACAGACGACCCAACAGAACGATTCGTTGGTAAGAC